ATCAGCACTTAAAGAAAAACTTTTATTTCCTCCTAAAAGCTCTCTGAATCCAGCAGAGTCTTTAGTTGTTATGTCTATTGTATCAACATTTATAGATAATGATACATTTTGCGAATGCATTAGCTTCGCTTCAGCACCTCCACTACTAGGAGATACTTTTAATATTAAATCTGTTCCGTTAAAAATTGCCATTTTATTATATATTAATTAATTAATTATTGATTGTATCTAAAGGAGTATCTTCGTTTTTCTCCTTTTTAGATTGCTTTTTTTTATTATCTATTGCGTTATTATGCTTTAAAAAGTTATAAACTGCTCTTACAACATTATAAGATTCTCCCTCTTCATATTGTACTTCTCTGCATTCTATATTTTTTTTAATCTTTACTTTATAAGTATCCATAAATTTATCTATTTATATTAAATCTGTAATCATGAGCTATTTGATAAATTCCATTAGTTCCACTTGTATCATCAAAAGACTCAACAGAATTTTCAAAAAATATCTTATCTACTACTACTCCATCATAAGTACCGCTTACATAATCTAAAGCAGTTCTAACAAAACCAGACAAAGTAATTAAATCACTATATTTAGAATGTACTAAAGTAATCTGAACGCTAACATAATCATAAGTAGATACTCCGTTTTTAGTCATATTGGGAATATCGCTGACAACTTGGTAAACTATAAAAGGAAGAGTAGGATCATTTTGACTAAACTTAAATCTAGCTGGAAATATTCTAGTAATACCTCCAGTTGTAACTAAAGGAGCTACATCAGAATCATTACTTAAAATATTATATATTGCTTTTCCTACTTCCATTATTTATTAAATCGTTTTTCAATTAATGCTTTTAATTGATTAGTTACATCATTTAATGCTTGTTTACCCTTACTTCTTGCAGCATCATCTAACATTCTTAAACCAGCTACACCTCTAAAACCATACTCTAAAAAGTAAAAATAAAAACCAGTCTTATTTTCATTTGCAAAAGCCCCCTTTACTCTTGGTCCTATATAAACACTAGGAGCAACTCCTCTTCTGTTTTTTCCATTTATTATAGCTAAAGACTTTCTTAATTGTCCACTATCTTTAGGAACTAAACCTTTTAACTCTGATAAGATTGGCTTTGCTGCTTTTCTCATTGCTTGTCTTAAAAGAGTTTTGTTTTTAGAATCAGACATATTTAAAGACTCTAAATTTTTAGCTATTTCAGCAAGTTCTTTTTTATCTATTGTTAGACCTACATTCATTAGCTTGAGAATATATCTTTTAAATCTTTCTTAACTATTGTTAAAAGCATCTTATCCTTTCTTCCTATTTCTTTTATTCCTAAAATAGCAAATTCATCATCTCCATTAGTTAAATAAAAATCTGGACTTGTTCCTATTGCAGTCCTATATCTAATTAAACATTCAACCATCTGCTCCCCTACAAATACATCTGATTCATAGCTAGTCTTACCAGCTTTAAAATTAAAATCAGCGTAAATAGTTACACTTGTAGGAGTACCAGCTATTCGCTCTCCATAAGCATTAGTTGTAAATGTTTGATTAAATAAAGTTAATTTTCTATCTAACTTTCCAAATATCATAACTCTAAAAATCTGTAAGGAGTTAACATATATTCAACCATTAAAGGTAATTCTGCAACTTGTGTACCTAAAACAACATCTTGTCTTTGTTCGTAATATCTTCCAACTATAATTAACATTGCTTGTTTAATAGCATCCTCAACTTCGTTAGCACTTCTACCAACTACAAATTCAATTTCTACTGCGTTTGGTCTTTCGTAAGTATCTGGAAAAGTACCATTATTACTTTCATATATTCTTCCTGGCTTTATCTTATCGTCTAAATCATAATTAGAACTTGCTAAAGTTTGTAAAACATTATTATTATCATAATACTTTACATGAGTAACACTTTGCACTATTCCAACTTGCAAATCTATATAAGGAGGAAAAACATCAAAGAATAAATTATAAGTCTGACTTATTAATCTTCTTCTTGTAAACTCCTCAACTTGATTAGTAGCAACTCCTATTAATGCAGTAATATAATCATTGTCATCATCATAATCAGAATCAACTCTTAAATGTTGTTTAGCTTCAGCTAATGTAATAGCAGTATCAGTTGGAGCAGTTTTTAAAACTAGCTTTCCATAATTTACATATCCATCAATACTGAAATAATTATAATTTAACATATATAAAAAAGTAAAAAAAGGAGAGAGCGATTAAACTCTCTCCAATTAAAATTATGCACTTAAAGTAGTGTACTTCACAAAAGAAGCACCTGAAGCAACACCGAAATCTAAATAGTTATTTAAGATTAGTCTTACTTCTCCCTCGATTGCTCTTGTATATGGATCAACTTGAATAGACATTGGTCCGAATTGAGCCATAAATACTCTTGAGAAATCTCCGAATATACCATCTCCAGAAGTTCCAGCAACAGAAGCTGGAGCAGAAGAGAAATAGCCATCATAACCAGCTAATTTATCATCTACATAAAGAGGATAAACAGAAGCAACTTGAGCAGCACCTTTTATAGCAGAGTATAACTCCCAGCTATTAACAAATGCTAAATTTCCATCTAAACCATGGTCATCAGCAATAGTCTGAATAGCCTCTAACATATCAGAAGCAACATCAAAAGAAGCAGATTCAGTAAATGTTAAAACTCCAGAAGTTTGAGCTATTGCTCTTGGAGCGTTAGTAACGTTAGCAGATCCAAACATTGCAGCATCAATCTGAACTGCCATGTTACGAGCCATATCATTCATTACAGCAGCTTCAGCTTGTGGTCCGTTTTGAGCTAGAATCTGATTAGATAGATTAGCATAACCAGTTACTCTATTAGGAGATAAAGTTAATTTATCAAAGTTAGCACCGCCATTAACAGCAGTTCCTACTTCTGTATTCCATCCAACAGTTGATCCACCAGCGATAGGAAGAACAGTATCAGCAGCAACAGTACCTAAATCAGTAATACCTACTTTAGAATATAAACCAGCTTCTTGTAAAGAATCAACAAAAGCACCTACTGCCGTTGGAGCGATAGCTGAGTTTGTTTGGTCGATAGCTCTTTTTTCTTGTAACATTGTTGGAATACCAATACCATCGATAGCTTTACGACCCTCTTTTTCTGCTTCTTGATGCATTTCTGCTTCTAAACCAGTTAATTTTCCTCCATTACGGATTTCATTTACTGCTTTAAATAAAGACCAATTTTTTGAAGCTCTTACTTCTTCAGATACTGGAGCATTCTTTTTTACTTTAGAAGCTTGCAAGTTTTCAAACTTTAGACTTCTCTCAGCCATTGCACTCAATGACTCAACTTTTTCATTTAAAGAATCAAAGCTAGTTAGTTCTTCAGATGTCATATCTCTTTCCTCAACTTTGCACAAGTCAACTAAGGCTTCCATCTTCTCAACATTTATAGCTCTTTCTTCTAGTAAAGATTTACTATTTTTCATATTAAAAATTATTTGTTTTTTAAGACTTTCAATCGCATTTCTGTGAGGTTGCGATTTATTAAATCTATTTCTTCTTTTTGTACCTCTTTTAATTCTTTCTCTAAATTCTCATTTAGTTTATTTTCTTCTTGTTCTTTTTGCCAATTTTCTAATGAACGTAAAGCAAATGATCCAGCTTCATTATATGCTGGATAAGTAACAGAACTAACATCATATAATCTTGATACCTTATTTATTGTTCTAATATTTTTGCCATCTTCATTTCTCCATGAATCATCCTCAACAGTAAATGCAAAACTTGATTGACTAATTGTACCATTTTTTAACAGAGTCATTAAATCATTTGCTAAAGTTGTATTAGGCATATCAGCCTCATACTTTAATCCTTTTTCATCAACTGACAATCTTAAAGTATTATTAGTTGTTCTAGCTAAAGGAAGTCCATCGTGATTAATTAAAAATCTAACATCATCCTCTAATCTACCATCAAAAGCTCCAGGAGCAATGTATTCAACAAATCCTCCTAAATCATTAGACTCACTATTAAAGACTGCTCCATAACCTACAACAACATTCTTTCCGTCATCGTTTCTAACTTCAATATCAGATACATTAAAAGTCCTAATTTCTTTGTTAGTTACTGTTCTAATCTCTTGGCTTTCCTCTTCAATAGTAACTTCTTCGTCCATATCTATTACAACCTCAACATCTTCTTTATTTTTTGCGTAATATATAATTATAGACTCTTCGTTTTCTTCTATCTTTTGGATATGTCTTAACTCTTTATTTTTCATAATATTTCTATTTTCTTCTTCTTCTATTTCTTTTATTTTTCTTTTAGTCCAAGCAAAACCAGGATCTCCTCCCCATAATCCCCAAGCAATTCTTCCAGCACTAGGAAAACCCTCATCGCCTTTAAAAAATCCTTTTCCTTTTTTATCTACTTCGTGCCTACTTAAATAAGAGAACATTCTTTTAATCGTTCTTATTGATAGATTAACTCTATTCTTTAAATCTCTAGCTCTTGCTACTCCTACTTCTGTTCCTCCTCTTCCAAACTCTGCTCTCCATTCTAAAGATTGTTCTGCTTCGTTAGCTATTTCTTGTGTCGGCTTTGTGTTTATATCAGCTAAAGCCATTATTTAGATTCGTTTGTCGTTCCTATTGGAGCAAAGTTTAAAGGGAAATAATGAACATTTCCATCATCAATTCTATTTAAATCTTCCATTACTCTTACCTCATTAATAGATAAGACTCCCATTGAAATCATCTCTCTGTAATAATCAGCTCTTGCAGCAGAATCTCCTCTTAGTAATCCATTAGCATCTAATCTAACAAAGTAATTATCAAACTCATTTGCTCTAAATAATTTTCTATTTAATTCTTGTTCTATTAAAACTAAATAAGGCTGCAAAGTAAATCTTACAAAGTCAATAGATAAAGCTTCTATACTTGAGTAATTAGCTGCTTTCTCTAAATGTCCAATTAAACTTAATGGCACTTTGAATATTCTTGCTATTTCTTCTATCTGGAATCTTCTAGTTTCTAAAAGCTGATAATCATTTGCATTAATTTTTGATTGCTCAAAAGTCATACCCTCTTCCAGTATTGCAGTTTTACCAGCAACAAATGATCCAGCACTTGACTGATTCCAAGAGTTTTTTAATCTTTGTACTGCTTCCTTAGATAGCTTTCCAGGATGTTTAATTATACCTCCTATTTGTGAGCTATTACCTAAATAACTATTAGCAGTATCATTAGAAGCTATTGAAGTTCCTATTGTTGTTCTTTGTGATCCAATTACGCTTGTTCCCTCATATCCATTAAAAGATAAATTAAAAAAATGTAACATATCTTCTTTCCTGATTGCTAATTCAAAATCTTTAACATCATAGTAAATATCTCCCTCATGATTTATAACCTTTACATCTTCAGGTTTTATAGGTATTAATGATATTGGTCTTGCTGAATTATCTCTCTCTATATAAAAGTAAGAATTACCCTCTAATAATAAGTTATTCATTAACACATCAAAGAAAGTGTAAGTAGTCATAAACTCGTTAGGATTACGAGTAAGAAGTCTATTAACTGGATGAGTTATTTCTTGTATCTTATCTCCATCTGATTCCAATCTATATACTCTAACTGGAAGTGATGCTATTGATTCTGATATTATTCTAACACAAGCAAAGACTGCTGAAAATGTCATTGAACTTTCAGTAGTAACTGCCGTTTTATTAGCAGCTCCTCCTAAAGAAAAGTTGCCTCTTAAAAAATTATTGTTTCTTTTTTCACTACGAAAAAAATCTAATAAACCCATAAAGAAGATGTAATTACACTACAAAGATAATTTAAAGTACATTATTAAAATTCAATATTTTTTTTAAAAATTTTTTTTATTAGTGTTAATATCTTTGGTAAAAAAATTATATCCAAACAATACCTCTATCATCATAGCTAGACTCTTCAGAATCATCATTCATATAAGAGCCTATTGCCATAACTAAAGAAACCATTCCATCTATTTTCTCTGTTGCTTTGCTCTTATCAAATTTAATGTTTCCAGCTGGATCAGACTTTACTGCTACATTACTAGCCATCCATCTTAAGACTTTATTACCTCCATGATTTAACTGTTTTCCTAATATTAGTTTTTCTAGTTCTTTTGTTGGAGCTGATAGACTTGCAAAACCCTGACCGAATGGAATCATTGGAAGTCCATCATTAACTAAATCAATAACTAACTGACTACTATTCCATCTATCATAAGCTATCTCTTTAATGTTTACAATTTCAGCAACTTCTTTAATTCGTTTCTTAATGTAATTGTAATCCGTAACATCTCCCTCTGTTAGTTCTATTAAATCTTCTTTAGACCATCCAATGTAATCAACTTGATCCCTCCGACTTCTAACGAATGCAGTATCTTTAGGAGCAAAGAAATAAGGAATAATAGTAAACCTATCATCTTCAGGAATGATTAAAACAAATGCAGAAATATCTCTTACACTTGCTAAGTCAAGCCCAGCATAAGCAGTCATCCCTCTATAATCTTCTAATCTTACTGGAGCTTTATCGCATTCCATCCATTGAGCATCTGATAACCATTTACTTGCTGAACTCATCCATTGATTAAGATGTAACATTCTAAAAGTATTCTCATAACTTGGAAGCTTAATAGCTTTCTCTTGCTCTCTTTTAAGATAGTCTAATTTAACAACTCCACTTTCTAATCCTGGATTAGCTAATCTTAAAGCTTCTTCGCTAGTCCAATCTATATCTAACGGACAATCATATTTAATATAATAAAACGATTCATCTTTGATAATACCCTCTGAAACTTTACGACCATAATCCTCTGTTTTTTTACAGATTGATTCTCTATTATATCCAGCAGTTGTTATTGCTATTGTCAATGGCTGCCGTCTTGATCCTACACTTGTAGTTAAAGCATCCCATAAGCTAGAATCTTTTTGTACAAAGAACTCATCCATACAAATAAAAGAAGCATTGTATCCGTACTTACTAGAAGCCTCACTACTAATAGCCTTAAAACTACTATTGCTTTTTTCGTGTATAATTGAATTCTTAAATACTTGTAAATTGTTTGCTAGTTGTTTGTCAGCTCTAACCATTCCAGAAGCCACCTCAAATATAATTCCAGCTTGTTGTCTATCTCCAGCAGCAACGTAACACTCTGCTGATGGCTCGTTGTCGGCTAGTAACATATATAAAGCGATTGCAGAAATAAGAGTTGACTTTCCGTTCTTTCTTGGTAAGCAAATGTAAGCAGTTCTAAATCTACGTAGTTCTGTTGTTCTATATTTCCAACCGAATAAATCTCTTACAATCTTTTTTTGAAATGGCTCTAGCTTAAAACTAGTTCCTCCTTTTTCTCCTTTTAAATGTATAATGTGATTCTCGATAAAATAAACTACTCTATCAGCAGCTTTCTCATCAAAGTAAAAAGTATTATCACTAACAATATCCATTAATCAAAGAAGTTAAAATCATCTTTTCTTTCCTCCTCTTGTTCTGGCATTGATAAACTTGCTCTACTGCTTGGAGTAAATCCAAATTGAGTAGATAGTTTAATTGCATTTTGGAGAGCATTTTGCATTACTTTATATTTAGGATTAATTTTAGTCATTCTTAATTTACCATCTTTATCAACTGTTTGCTCTGTAAAGTTTCCTCCTAGTTCTGCTGATATACTTCTGTAAATACCTATCTCATTACAATAAGCTGCCAGGATAGACAAGTCTGTTAAGTGTAACATCTTAATTTTAGCTAGTTCGTTAGACACTATTTCCCATTCATCTGCACCCTCTTGATTTAAAAAAAAAGGAGCATCAGGCATTGAAACAACTGCCGTTGTCTCCATCTCGTTTCCCACAAGCCGAGACTTTTCTAACGTACCTTTCAGCTCCTTAATTTTTGTTGGTATTTTTTTCCTCCCTTTCATTATCTGAACTTAAACTGGTTTTAGTTTGGTATAACTATATCCCCCACGTTTTTGTTTTAATTTTGCGTATAAAAAATGAAAAC